ACGAACTCGTTTAGATAACTCGGCCGAATCCTGCGAGTTGGGATCGGCTTTGCGTAGGTGCGAGCCGGAGCCGGTACCTTGCGTGCCTTGTGCAGCAGCTACCCAGCGGCCTAACGCTGATGCTGAGACCTCATATTCCCGGGCCACTTCTTCCCGAGTCTTTCCTAGCACTAGCACTGCATCAACGCATTGCTGCTTGAACTGTGGTGGATAAGCCTTTGGCATACTCTCAATCCTTGTCGGTTACGGGTTTCCCCGTCAACAAGAATCATCACACCCCATTCAGGCCGGTCTCTTCGGCCAGCAGGTCGATGACGTAGGGCTCCATCCGCTGGCCACGGGTGAAAATCTTCTGCTTCGCCGGGTCGACGGGACCGGTGCGCGGTTGGACCTTATCCAGGTACACGTCCAACGGAGTGCGCCAGGGGCTGATGCCGAGGATGCCGGCGACATCGCTGCCGCCAAGGTACTTGGTGCGGTCGAGCGCGCCGACCGATGCGAGAGCTGCAGTCATGGGGCTGGTCTCATTTCAGGGTGAGGGTGGTTGTCGCGTGAAGGCGGGAGCTACGCCGGAAGCGCAGAACGCAGAGGTCGCCGCATATGTCGGCGAAGAACGGGTTGTGGTAGCCGTGGCGGTTGGCCAACTCGACGGCCTGGCGGATGCTCTTTCCGGCAAACTCTTCGATATCGTCGAGCTGGTCGTCGATGATCGAGCGAACGGGGCGGGTGGTCATAGGTCGATGCTCCTCAGTTCCTGCTGTCTCGCATCCGCTGCGGCGTCGAGCCGGCGGCGCATGTCGTCGTATTGCCGAGTGCCGATGGCGTCGAGGGTGTAGGCCATCTCGATCTGGCCGCGCCATACCAACTGGTCGTGGCGCGGGATCACCGACCGACGCATTGCGACGATCGCTTCCTCGATCACGCCCTCGGCGCGTTCATTCGCCCAGGCCATCGTCATCCTCCTGCTCTTCGTCGTCGGGCTCCGGGTCCGGCTGGTCCCAGAGCGGGTCGACGGCACGGTCGTAAGCGAGTTGCGCGTTGCTGAAAGCCGCGCGGTTGCGGCGCTCGCGGTATGTCCACATCGGGATGCTCTCCGTGGTTCACCTGCATTCGGCTGAACGCTCGCGCCGCCGGGCTTGCCGATGGGGAGGCGGGGAGCGTTCATGCGAATGCGGGCGGTGAAAAAAGCCCGGCCGGAGCCGGGCGAAGAGGGGGAACGCTGCATGCGCAGCGGGGAGTGATCTGTCTCGTCCGATCCAATCGCCAGTCGGTATCCCTTCCGCGTTATCGGTTCGCTGTCCAGCCCGAGGTGGCTGCGCTATTCAATCGGCAGATCACTCTCCGCTGCGCCCTGGCTCAGCCAGGAAAGAGAAGGGCGCCGCCAAGCGCCCTGTCTCCACTTACATGCACCGCCTTATGTGAAAGCGGTTGGGTACAGGCTCGACCGCATGTTGGCGATCTGCCGTTGGGGCTGGGCTACATAGTGATGTCCTCCATATCGGGGAAGTCCGGCGCCTTGTCGAGGAACCGGATAAGGTGAGGCTGCAGGAGTTCAACGGTGCCTCCGGGGCGCTCAACGACAGCAACGGTATAGTTGCCTGCCCCAGTATCGAACTCTTCGAAGTCGACACCCCACTGATGGAAGAGTGCTTCGCCACTTTCTTCGTAACCCGTGCGCCGACCATTCCTGTCGCACACCACCTTCATAGTCATGACACGTCGCATCGTGCGCTCCTGTTCAGATTGCCGTGCAGGCCCGCAACGCCACCGGCGCCGACTGGCCTTCGATCCAGATAACCGCCGCTCCGCCAAGCGATACGCTGGCCCGGCCGACGGTGCGGGTGCGCTGCGGTTCGGTCCCGCGGTACGGCCGGTATTCGATCAGCGCTGGCGCTGGGTGCTCTCGGTTCCAGGCCTCGACCAACTCCGCCGGCGGCACAGGGCGGACGTTGCCGATCTGCTGGTAGATCTCGGAGCGGTGGATGGCGACGTCGTCCGGGGCGGTGATGCCGAGGCGCACCTGGTCGCCCTGGCTGCCGAGGACAGTGACGGTGATGTTGTCGCCGATATGCAGGGTTTGGCCGGGTCTTCTGGTCAAGATCAGCATGGTGTGACTCCGTTCGGGGTGGTGGGTGGCCGTCAGCCCAGGCGATCCGGGACGACCTTCATTGCTTCGGTGACGAGCTTGTGGGCCCCTTCGGAGTCCACCGTGGCGAACCCCTTTTCGGCGTGGTCCCACTGCTCATTCTCGTCGCCGGGGAAGTTGCTGCACGCCACTGAACAGACGCCCAGGCCGTCGGGCTTGAAGTAGAGGCGCACCTCCGGGCCGTCATCCCCGCGATCAAGCATCACGAGCACCTGGCCCAGGTCTTCGAACTCGAACAGCTTCGCGAACTGCTTCATTGGAATTCCTCTGGTTGGTTTCCCAGATGCCCCTCGGGGGAAGGGCATCGAGGAAATCGGTGTTGCTCCCGCGTTCGCCTACTGGGCTTCTTCAACCCACGGGTGGTGCTTCTGGTGTCTCCGTAAACCGCTCAGCCGGCATGCCGAACGTCGCAGTCTTCTTGCTCGGACGCTGTTACCCGCCACCTGCGCCTGGGCGATGATTTATGTCCTCACTGCAAGCGCTTTCGGCGCCTGTCCGCTGTGTTCCCCGCCTTTCGGCGGTACCAGGTACAAAGCCACCATCTGAGTGACCCTGGCAGGGAGCGTGAGCAGTGCAGACCCTCGGCGCGCGATTCCAGATGCGTCGCGTCAGCCTTGAGCCTGGCCGGCAACCAGAGGCCGGCATGGGTTCCCAAATTGTCGAAAGAGCGCGGCTCGGTGGCCTGGCCCGGTGGTTCGTCGTTGGGCGTGGTTCAAAAATACAAAACGTATTTGTAATCGTCAATACGATTTGTATTTTATTTTTCTTCAGGCATGAAAAAGCCCGCGCGAGGCGGGCTCTTCTAGGGAGGGGTGATTACCAGTCGGTGGCAGGGTGTGGCCAGGCTAGCTCGACGGACCCATCCAGGCGATGCGTGATCGTCAGCGAATCTTCCTGGGCCAGCTCGTCGAGCAACTGCAACCAGGCGTCCTCTGGTTCGCCCGGCATGCGCGAGATGACTGACCGGCGCTCCAGTTGCGCGCGCGGCGTCAGCAATTGCGTCTGGATCCGCAGGGCGAGTAGCTCATAAGGGGAAGGGGTGTGTTGCACGAGCGCTTTGCGGGCCATGCGTGCTCTCCTTTGCTGTATGAATATACAGTATTTCGAGTAAGAGTTTTCCGCAAGCAGGAAGAGAAAAGCCCGCACAACGCGGGCTTCATGCAACTAGCTGTATCGGTGCGCTCCCCATGAGCAGTCAGAGCTACAGGACACCTCTTGGCGCTTTCGAGTCGATGACGCGCCCAATCACGTCCCAAGCATCGTCCATCTCAAGCTGTTCGAACTTTGGATTGAGCGGCACTAGGTACTCACGCCCGGCGTCGTAGATGTATTGTTTGAAGGTGCTCTCACCGTCTCGGTGTCGGGCGATATAGAACTTTCCACTGACCAGGTCGAACCCTTCCGGTTTGATCAGGATCGGCGTGCCATCTGGGAAGCTCGGCCCGGTGATCGAGGTCATCGACGGCCCCTTAACGATCAGCCAGTAACCGTGCGGGCCGGCATTCTCGGTTGAGGGCAGCCAATCCTCAGCACTGCCTGGGGCGAAGTTGTCTGGCGAGTATGCGCGCTGGCCAGCAGCAACCCAACTGATCAGTGGGTAAGTCTGCGGCGCGCGCGATGGCTGTAGGGCCATCTCTACGTTTTGCAAGCGCTCCTGGGGCATCTGAATGCCGAGCGGCGGAAGCCCTAGCACGGTAAGCATCTGATTGATATCCGCTAAGCCTGGCTCACGCCGTCCATTCAACCAATGGCCGACGGCGCCCTGCGTCTTCCCAATGCGCTCCGCCAGTTGGTCCTGAGTGATGCCCTGCTGTGCCATGGCGCTGCGCACGGCTTTAATCCAGTCGTTCATGGACGAAATGCTACAGCCCGTATTATTTCGTGCAACGCACGGCATGTATTTATCCTTGCCTCTTTCAAATACAAAACGTATTTTTAAAAAAGATCACCAGCGGAGGGCAGCCATGAGCGCCTTGAAAGCCGCCCGCAAGCAGGCGGGCCTGACCCAGACCGAACTAGCGAAAAGCGTTGGTCTCACTCAGGGAGCAATTACCCACTACGAGACCGGTCGACGGACTCCTGAGTTGAACCTGTGCCGTCGTATTGTCGCGGCGTTAAACGCCGGCGGCTCCAGCTTTAGCCTGGAGGACGTTTTCCCTGAACCTGAGGCCGGCGCCGAGCGCCTGGCCAGTTGATCGCCCCTGAGCCGAACCATCGTCGCCCAGGAGGGCCACCATGCATACGTCGAATCCTCGACACGAAACCCGCGATGCCGTGTTGATCGCCATCGCTGAGGACATGATCGCCCGGACCAGCATGTCGCAGGACGGGTTCGCCGAACGCTTGAACATCGAGCTGAACCTGCGGGCGCCGGAACGCTGCCGGGCCAAGGATTACCCGGACCTGAAGGCCCTGGAAGGGGCGGCCACCAGTCACGTCGACTACGCCCGGATCTACAAGAACTGGAGCAAGCGGGTGGAACGCTGGCTCGACGGCGACGTCGAGATCCCAGCCTGGATTGAAGAGTCCTGGGTACAGGCACTGGAGCAACCCTGGCGCGAACGCGCGCTGTTGGAGTTGTCCGGCCGATACGGGCTGCTCCCGGTGCGCCCGGTCGTGGCCGAGGGCATGGACGCCATGAAGGTGTTCGGCGCGCTGATGCGACGCCTCGGTGATGTCGCCGGCGTTGGGACCCGCGTCTTCGACGACATGGTCCTCGATGCGCGGGATGGCCAGTTCCTTCCGGACCTGATCAACGCCCTGGACTCCACTGCGGCGAAATGCACCACGCTCAGCCGCATGGCCAAGTCGGTTCTGGCGGGCGAAGGGTGATCCGTGCCGTCCTTCCAGATCAACGACGAGGAGCGGGAGGCGCTCCGCGGCCTACCCATGCTTGCCCGCGAGATCTACGTGTTCGCCCTGCGCCCGTTCATGGACTTCGCAACAGGCGTTGTCGGAGAGCGGCGCGGGATCTCTTGGAAGTCGATTGCCGAGGAGCTCTACGTCGAGCCGCACCAGGGCATCAAGGGCGGGGAGCCCTCCGAAAAGGAACTGCGGCGGGCGCTGGTCTGGCTGCAGAAGGTGGGCCTGGTGGGCCCCAACTTGGCCGAAAGGCGCCTGATTTTTGAGTTGCCGAAGGCTTCACGGGATCAATCCGTCCGAAAAAAAGTGGGCACTAAGTGGGCAGATGAAGCGGGCAGTTATGTGGGAGGGTCGGAACCCAGTAACTACGCGGCTTTCCCGGAAAAAGAGGGCAGATATGTGGGTGGGGGTGAAAGTGAAAAAGTGGGCACACCTCCGGTATCCGGTAATAACCGTACCGTACCTAACGCGTGCGTGCGCGAATGCCCAGTCGATCCGGCCACTGCGGGACAGTGGTGCCAGTTCTTCATCCGCGAGCGCGGATTCCAGATCCACGCGGTGCAGACCGCCAGGACCATGCCGCTGTTCGCCTCTTGGGTCGAGCGCGGTGTCACCGCGGAGCAGATGCTCGCGGCAATGGAGATCGCCGAAGCCAAGCTCGGCGCCCCGCCTGACTCCCCTCTGTACTACCGAAATTTTCTCGATGAACTCTTGCTGGAGCGCCACCGGATGGCAACAGCACCGCATGCGGAGCACCGCCATGAGCAAACCGATGGACGAAACGCCCAAGCACGTCAGCGACCCGCTGCACGACGTTCGCGCAACGCTGTTGACATCCTCCACGACGACGACTGGTGAGCCGCAGATCGAGAATCTGGTCGAACTTGACGCCCAGGCGCGCAGGGCGGTGAAGCGCGTGTTCGCCACCCTCAAAACCAGCTATCCGGCTTGGTACGAGAAGCACTACGGGGAACGTCGTGCGGAGACGCTCGCCAAGCGAGTCTGGCTGACCGGTATCAAGCACCTGAGCGACATGCAGGTCGACCGAGGCCTCCAGCGGATGGTGCTGGATCAGGACTTTCCTCCGAGCCTCAAGGAGTTCCTGCGGCTGTGCCGCAAGGTCGACGGTTTGCCGAGCGCCGAGGGCGCCTGGTACGAAGCCTTGGAGCAGCGCTACAGCCACAAGGTCGTGAAGGTGGCTGCCGAACTCACAGGCCTGTTCGAGCTTCGTCGGGCCCAGTACGGCGACAAGCGACTTCGCGCTGAGTTCGAGCATCACTATGCCGTAGTGGTCCGACGCCTCGAGGCTGGTGAGCCGCTGGACGGAAAGGTCGCCAAGGCGATTGGCCACGACAGCCAGAAGTCAGAGCTGCAGCGCGCCGATGAGCTTGCCGAGCAGCAACTGCTCCACCGGATGCAAGCCCAGGGCCTGGATGGGCTCAGTGGCGCCCAAGCGCGGGAACTGCTGCTGGCCAAGATGCGCCGGAAAGCGCCGGAGGTGCTCCGTGATGCATGACTTCCGCCCGGTGATGTTCACCGTACCCGGCGAGCCGGTGGGGAAGGGGAGGCCGCGTATCGGTCGCGTCGGCGCCCATGCCCGGATGTTCACGCCGGCGAAGACGGCGAACTACGAGGGGTTGATCGCACACAGCGGACAGCAGGCCATGGCAGGTCGCGCGCTGTTCGAGGGCCCGGTGCTGGTCGAGCTCGACATCGCGCTCAGCATCCCTCAATCGATGTCGAAAAAGCGGAAGTCGCTGGCGCTGGCCGGCGGCCTGTACCCGACCAAGAAGCCCGACATGGACAACGTGATCAAGGCGATCTACGACGGCCTCAACGGCGTGGTCTGGAAGGACGACGTCCAGGTCGTGAAGGCGGTGGTGGGGAAGCGCTACGGCGAAACGCCGGGCGTGCGAGTGAAGATCGTCCCTCTCCTCGAGGGCGAGCAGTGACTACAGGAAACTACAGGGGAGAGTCGAAATGAGACTGATCAGCGCGCGCCAGGCTTGGCAGGACGCGTACCACATCCCGGGTGCGTCGGTGATGGCGAAAGCCATCGAAGATGCCGAAGAGGCGACACGGAAGACCAGGGCGAAGCGCCGCAAGAAACTGGTGGCCCGCTTCCCCGAGGGATACCAGGGGGAGAGCAAGGAGCCGGAGGGCCTGTTCCCCATCGACTCCCAGATCATCGCCGCTTACGAGACGCGGACCGGGCGGGCCGCGGGGAACCTGAACCGCTGCCAGCACATGCTCGCCGCCGGCAAGGTGATGCATGCGATCAGCACGCTTCCGGCGCCGCTGCAGCACCTCGGCCACTTCCTGTACTCGCCGCTGGCGAACGGGGTCGACCAGAACCGCGCGCAGTCCTTCCTGTACTTCTCGGCGGATCTCCCGAAGATGAACAAGCCCCGCCAGGAGGTCGCTTACTGGGTGGCCTTGGCGGCGATGCACTCGTGGAAGGACATGGTCAACGGCCGGGAGGAGTGGTGGCCTGGCAAGGTAATCCAGTTCCTGGCGGACTGGCCGGGGTTCGTACTGTACGCCGCGAATTGGGAACGTGACTGGGCGGCGATCTGGGAGATTTTCATGCAGGAGCTCAACCGGCTGGACGCCCAGGCCCTGGTGCCGGTGGCGCAGGTGGTTGCGGCCCAACGAGACGCCGCTTGACATTTTGATAAGAGATTTGGGAGTATTTTCCCAGTTTGCGAAGTAGCACCCAATCAAAAGATTCCCCCGAAAACCCGGCCCTGGCGCCGGGTTTTTTCGTTTCTGGAGCACCCCATGGCTGAACCGACGAGCAGCGGAGCAGTAGCAGCAGCCGGCGCAGTCGGGCTCACTGCCACCGCAATCATCCCCGGAGTCGACGTCAATGCAGTGATCGGCGGCTTCGCCGGCGCGCTGCTGTTCGTGCTCTGGGCCCACGACCTGACCATGGCCAGGCGCCTCGGTTACCTGCTTGCTTCTTGGGTGGGCGGCTACTACGCAGCCACCGAGGCTGTCGGGCGGGGCGCGACCCAGTTCTCCGGGCTGCCAGCCCTGGTCACCGCCGCGCTGATCGTCACGATCCTGATCGGCGTGCTCGACTGGATGATCGGTGGCCGCGCGCCGGCATGGCTCCAGATCGTTCTGCAGCGCATCGTCGGCATGATCGGAGGCCGGAAAGATGGTTGATCTGGTGACCCTGACGGCTGCGGCCGTCTGCGGCGCTATCAGTTGCCGCATCTTCACGTACCAGCGCCACGGTGCCACGTACCGGTTCGGCGTCTCGCTCTGCGCGTACATCCTCGCCGCTGGGACCGGCATGCAGGCGCTGTCGATCAGCCTGGCCGTGCTGATGGCGCGCCACGCAACGCCGATATCGCCCTACCTGCTGGCGGTCCTGGTTGTGCTGCTGGTGCTGGTCTACCGCAACAAGGGCAACATCGCGCCCATCCTGAGGCTCAGTTGAGGTGATCCATGGCGCTGACCAAGAAACAGCGCCTGTTCGTCGACGAGTACCTGATAGATCTCAACGCGACGCAGGCCGCGATTCGGGCCGGCTACAGCACCCGGCGCGCGGCGGAGATTGGCTATCAACTGCTCCAGCGGCCGGAGGTCGCCCAGGCTATCCAGGCCGCCATGGCCGAGCGCTCGAAGCGCACCGAGGTCGAGGCTGACTATGTGATCCGACGGCTACGCGAGATCGACGAGATGGACGTACTCGATATCCTCGAGGACGACGGTTCGTTCCGGTCGATCCGCGACTGGCCCAGGGCCTGGCGCCAGTTCCTGTCCGGCATCGAGATCGCCGAGTTGTTCGAGGGCCGCGGTGACGACCGCCGCATCGCTGGCGTGCTCCGCAAGGTCAAGTGGCCGGACAAGCTCCGCAACCTGGAGTTGCTGAGCCGGCACGTTGGCACCGAGTCGGCTGCGCTGGACCTTGAGTTGAAGCGCCTGGACGTGGCGAAGAAGCGCGCCGAACTGAAGCTGCTGGAGAACCCCGACGACGAAGCGCCGCCAACCAGCGTCGCCGTGACAATCATCGATGCGAGGGTGCGCGATGCCGACGCTTAACGTGCCTCAGGCGAAGTTCCTGGCCCTGCCGCACAAGTTCTGCGGCTTCGTGGCCGGGTTCGGCTCTGGCAAGACCTGGGTGGGCTGCTCTGGCCTCGCCCAGCACGCCTGGGAGTGGCCGCGCATCAACGCCGGCTACTTCGCGCCGACCTACGCCCAAATCCGCGACATCTTCTATCCGACGATGGAGGAGGTGGCTTTCGACTGGGGGCTGCGGACCAGGATCAACCAGGCGAACCACGAGGTTCACCTGTACAGCGGTAGCGCCTACCGCACGACGATCATCTGCCGCTCCATGGAGAAGCCGCAGACCATTGTGGGCTTCAAGATAGGGCACGCCCTGGTCGATGAGCTCGATGTTCTGCCAGCGCTCAAGGCCGAGCACGCCTGGCGCAAGATCATTGCCCGGATGCGCTACAACGTGCCTGGGCTGAAGAACGGCGTTGATGTGACGACGACCCCTGAGGGGTTCAAGTTCGTCTACCAGCAGTTCGTGAAACAGTTGCGCGAGAAGCCGGCCCTGCAGGGCATGTACGGCCTGGTGCAAGCCAGCACGTTCGACAACAAGCTGAACCTGCCGCCTGACTACATCCCGTCGCTGATGGAGTCCTACCCGGCCCAGCTCATCCTGGCCTACCTCAACGGCCAGTTCGTCAACCTGAACTCCGGGTCGATCTACCACGCCTACGACCGGAAGCTGAATTCCTGCTTCGACACCGTAGAGCCTGGAGAGCCCCTGTTCATCGGCATGGACTTCAACGTCGGCAAGATGGCGGCGATCGTCCATGTCAAACGGCCTGACGGAAAGCCCAGGGCCGTGGATGAGCTGATCGACGGCTTCGATACCCCGGACATGATCCGGCGCATCAAGGAGCGCTACTGGCGGCACAACGGCAGGGACTATGAGAAGACCTGCGAGATCAGGATCTATCCCGATGCCTCGGGAGGATCGCGCAAGTCGGTGAACGCCAGCGAGACGGACATCGCCATCCTGCGCCAGGCCGGGTTCAGCGTCATCGCCCCCGACGCCAACCCGCCCGTAAAAGACCGCATCAACGCCATGAACGCGATGTTCTGCAACGCGAACGGCGAGCGCCGCTACCTGATCAACCCGCTGCGCTGCCCGACCTATGCGGATGGCCTGGAGCAGCAGGTGTGGGCCGCCAACGGTGAGCCTGACAAGAAATCTGGCGTGGACCACGCGAACGACGCGGGCGGCTACTTCATTCACCACGACTACCCGATCAGCAGGCCGGTTACCCACGTACCAATCACGTTCACTTTCTGAGGCCACCCATGCCGAACTTCATTCCCCGGGCAGAGTACTCGGAGGCCTTGCCCGGCTGGCAGCTGGTCAAGCGCTGCGTGGCCGGCGCCCGTGAGGTGCGCAAGCACGACGAATACCTGCCGATGCCGGACCCGGAGAACAAATCGCCGGAGAACCTGGCGCGGTACAAGCAGTACAAGAAGCGAGCGATGTTCCTGAACATCACCGGGCGTACGCGTACCGGCCTGCTGGGTGCGGTGTTCCGCAAGACAGCCGAACTGCAGCTACCTGCGGGCGTGGAGTACCTGAAGGAGAACGCCAGCGGCGACGGCACGAGCCTGGAGCAGCTTTCCAAGCGCTCCGTGGGTGAGTGCCTGGACACTGGGCGTGGCGGCTTCCTGGTGGACTTCCCGCCAGTTGAAGGCGTGTCCTCCATGGCCGACATGCAGGGCCGGCGTGCGCTGATCCACCACTACGGCGCGACCTCGATCATCGACTGGGAAGAGCAGGTCATTGATGGCGTGCTGCGCCTGGTCTACGTGTGTCTGCTGGAATGCGTGTCCGAGTTCAGCCAGGAGAACCTCGACCGCATCAAGGAAGAGCAGTACCGGGTGCTGCTGCTGGTAGATGGAAAGTACGTCCAGCGCCTCTACAGCAAGGACGGCAAGACCTACACCGAGACCCAGCCGCTCGACAAGAATGGCCGGCCGTTCGATCACATCCTGTTCAGCTTCTACGGAGCCGAGGACAACGACGCCAGTATCGACAAGTCGCCGCTTGAAGACCTGGCCGATGTGAACATCCTGCACTATGGCAACAGCGCCACGGTGGAGGAGAGCGGGTTCATCAGCAGCCAGCCTACGCTGTTCATCACCACCGACATCAGCGCGGACGATTTCGCCAAGCTGAACCCCAACGGCATCCACATCGGCTCTACCCGCGGGTTCAACCTCGGCAAGTCCGGTGACGCAAAGCTTGTCCAGGCGACAGAGAGCCAACTGGCCCGCACGCTGCTTAAGGACAAGGAAGAGCAGATGCTGATGATCGGCGCTCGCATCGTCCAGAAGGCGGGCGGAGCCGAGACGGCCGAGGCCGTGCGCATCCGCTACAGCTCGGACAACAGCGTGCTGGGCACAATCGCAGGCAACGTGTCCGAGGCCCTGAAACGGGCCATCCTCGACGCCGAGCGCTTCATGATGGGCGAGCCGGACGAGGAGGGGACGGTGTTCTGGCTCAACCAGTCGTTCTTCGACGAGACGATGACCGCCCAGGACATCCTGGCCCAGGTCCAGCTCTGGCAGCAGGGCATCATCGCGAAGTCCGACCTGCGCACCAACCTTCGCCAAGGTGGTGTGCTCGAGGCAGACCGTACCGACGAGCTCATAGACGATGAACTGGCCGAGCAGCCGCCGGTGACCGGCAACGATACCGGAGGCGGCGAGGATGAGCAGTGATGGCTACCTGTCGGACGCAGCGACTCGCCACCAGGTGCACGTGCAGCGCTACGCCGGGGGAAGCCTCAAGCGCCTGGCCAAGTTCATCACGAAGGCCATCAGCACCGCCAAATCGCGCGTATCAGAGGGATTGAGCCGTTACGGCACCCAACGGTACGAGAAACAGATTCAGGAGCTACAGGGCGAGCTGGCGGGCGTATACGGCGAGATGAAGCAGCAGGCCGTGCTCGACCTGACGGAATTCGCCGGGTATGAGGCCGAGTTCAACATGACCCTGCTGGGCAAGGTCGTGAAGACGGTCGTGCAGTTGAACAAGCCGAGCATTGAGCAGGTCGCCGCCGCAGCGCTGGCCGATCCGCTCGACCTGGAGGTCGGCAAGGGGCGGCAGCGCATCAGCATTGCCGGCGCGCTCGACCAGTACGGCACCAAGAAGAGCGCAGAGATCATCAGCGAGATTCGCGTGGGCTCGGCGCTGGGTGAGACGACAAGTCAGATCACCCGCCGGCTCACATCGCTCGGCGTGCAGCAGCGCGACCAGGCCGGGGCGCTGGTGCGGACCATGACCAACCATATCGCCAGTTCGGCGAGGTCGCAGGTCATGGCCGACAACGACGACATCCTGAAGGGAAAGCGCCGGGTCGCCACCCTGGACGGCAGGACCACGCCGCTCTGCCGAGCGCTGGATGGCACTGTGGTGCCCATGACGGCGCCATCGCCGCCATTCCACTGGAACTGCCGGACCACCGAGATACCAGTGCTCAAGGACGAGTTTGCCCGGGATATCCCCGGATCGACTCGCCCAGCGGTAGGCCCTGACGGCGTCGAACAGGTCAGCAGCAAGACCACCTACGGCGAATGGCTCGCACGCCAGCCTGCAGCGTTCCAAGAGGATGTGCTTGGCCCGGCTCGCTACAAGCTGTTCAGCAAGGGCCAGCTCACCATCGACCGGTTTGTCGACGACGACGGGCGGACCCTGACTCTCAAGCAACTGCGCGAGCGCGAGCCGACGGCTTTCGACTTGGCGGGTAGATAGAGGATTGGATCCATGATGGTGGCCGGGTATTATCCCTGTTTAACCAAAATGGAACTGAAGGCAGTATGAAAACCGTCGTTCACTATGACTTCGTTGGGCCAACCGTGCAGTTCATTGGGCTGACTCCTAGGACGTTGATGACTCGGGAATATGCATCGCGAGCCGAGGCATTTATCCCAGTAGTTGGTGAAAAGATTATGGTTCAGTGGGGGCCAGACAAAGCCCAATCCAACACGTTTATCGTCGAGAATATTTCAAACACGCTATGGGAAGACAGCGATGTCATTTCAGTTAGCGTTAAGCATTTGGGCTAACAGCCACCCTCCACAGACCCGCCAAATGGCGGGTTTTTTTATGCCCGCAGGCAGGGCCTGCTCAACGTCTCTGGGAGACAGCAATGACCTTGAAATTCCAACTAGACAGCCTCGAAGGCGTCGAAGAATCGGTAGCAGCCCTGTACGTCGAGAAGGACGGCAAGTTCGTCCTTGGCATCGATGGTCTGCCGCAGCAGGAGGATGTCACCGGCCTGAAGGCCAAGGTGGAAGAGCTCCTGGGCGAGAAGAAGGCCGCCGAGAAAGCCCGCCGCGAGGCCGAAGAAAAGGCGCGCGCCGAGGCCGAAGAGGCTGCCCGCAAGTCGGGCAACGTCGAAGAACTCGAAAAGTCCTGGTCCGAGAAATACAACCGCCGCGAAGCTGAGCTGACCGGCGCCCTCGAAAGCGAGCGCGCCACCCTGCAAGGCCAGATCCGGGATCTGACCGTGGGCCGTACCGCCACCGAGATCGCGACTGCTCTGGCCGTTCCAGGCAGCGCCAAGGCATTGCTTCCCCACATCGAACGCCGGCTGAGCGTCGAGCAGCGCGACGGTAAACCAACCGTTGTCGTGCTGGACGCAGCCGGCAAGCTCTCGGCGGCAACGCTGGACGAGCTGAAAGCAGAATTCACCAACGATCCGGCCTTTGGTCCGCTGATCGCTGGTAGCAAGGCATCTGGCGGCGGGGCCGGGGGTGCTGGAAAGGGCGGCGGGGCCGCAAAAGGAAACATCGGCGGCACCAAAGAGGAACGTACGGCAGCTATCGCTGGCCGGTTCCCAGACCTCCCACTGAAATAAGGAAAAACACCCATGTCCCTGACCCAAATGCAGGTCTTCAACGAGTACATCATGCCGGCGACCATCGAGACGCTGGATCAGATGCTCGTTGCGTTCAACGCCGCCAGCCGCGGCGCCATCGTGCTGTCCCCGGACGGCTTCACCGGCGACTTCCTCCAAGAGTCGTTCTTCCAGACCCTGGCCGCAGCCCAGCGCCGGGTGGATCGCTATGCCGCCAACGGCGACGCTCCGATCACGGACCTGACCGAGCTGAAAAACACCTCGGTGAAGGTGGCTGGCGGTTTCGGCCCCGTTCGCTACGAGCCGTCGCAGATGACCTGGCTGGAGCGCCCGACTGCTCAAGGCGTCGAGGTAGCATCACGGGCGTTCGCTGAGATCCTGCTGAAGGACCAACTGAACACCGCCATCGCCGCGCTGGTGGCTGCGATCACCGCCCAGGCCGCGGCCGTCAACGACGTTTCGGCGACCGCCGGTATCAGTCAGGTCGGCCTGAACAACGCCCACGCGAAATTCGGCGATGCCAGCCAGAACCTGGTTACCCAGGTCATGCAGGGCACGACCTACCACAAGCTGATCGGCCAGGCCCTGACCAACAGCGAGCAACTGTTCCAGGCCGGAAACGTGCGCGTTGTCGACATCCTGGGCAAGGTGTCGGTGGTCACCGATGCGCCGGCGCTGATGCAGACTGGCACCCCGAACAAGGAAATCATCCTGTCCCTGGTGCAGGGCGCCGCACTGGTGCACGACGGCCGCGACATGATCAGCAACGTGTCGACCACCAACGGCAAGGAGCGTATCGAGACTACCCTGCAGGTGGATTACACCTTCGGGCTGGGCCTCAAGGGTTACACCTGGGATCAAACCAACGGCGGCAAGTCCCCGACCGATGCCGAGATCGCCACCGGCACCAACTGGGATAAGACCGCCACCAGCATCAAGCACACCGCCGGTGTTGCCCTGATCGGTGACGCTTCCAAGTAACCCTGATGGCAGGCCAGGCCACAGGCCCGGCCTGCTGAGGACGCATGCATGACCGAAAAGAATATCTGGTACCTCCCTGGTCCATTCCACCGCTATGAAGATGACGTCAAGGCCATCGCCAAAAAGGGCGGCCTGCGCATCATCGACGCCAACGTGACCGATAGCCGTGATGGCGAGTGCGAGAAGCCGCCCAAGGCAAAGCTCAAGGCGGAATACGAGCCGGCCAAGGCCGACAAGGCTCCGGACAGCGGTCCGGCCAAGGCGTAACACAGGGGCTGCGGCCCCACTCATTCAAGCGGAGGCCTGATGGCTACCTACATCACCGTGGCCGACGTGGACGCCATCCTCGGACCAGACTGGGCGCCCGAAGAGGACAAGGCTGAGGCCGTCTTCGAGGCGAATGCCTACCTGACTGCGCTCAACCTGATCGGCATCGATATGGACGACATCCCTGACGATGTGAAGCAGGCCGGCGCCAGGCTGGCCAAATGCGCCTCGCAGGGCAAGCTGTACCAGCAGCAGACCGAGGGATCGCTTGAGGCGAAGACCGTCAAAGCTGGGTCGGTTTCGACTAGCAAGACCTTCGGCTCTATCGACAAGACCAGCACTGCCGCACAGCCGACCTGTGTGCAATTGGCACTGGCCCTGCTCGCGCCATGGCGCAGCAACCCGTTCGCCTTTGCCGTGAAACGGGGGTAGCCATGGGCATTCGTGATGAAATTCAGGCCGACCTGGCCGAAGCCTTCGACGAAGACCTGGCCGACGCGGTATCTGCTTTTACCGGTACATACATGGGGCCTGGTGTTTGGGACCCTGTGAGCGAGACGACCACGGCCCAACCCGTGACATACACCGGGCGTGGCGTGCTCGACAGCTACGACAGCCGGCGCATCGACGGCCTGAATATCTTGGTTGGTGATGTGTTGCTGATCGCGCTGACCAACGAGGTCACCGATAAGCCGGCGGTGGGGCACCAGATCTTGGCGCCCGACCTCATCACAGGCGAGCAGGTGACATACCGCATCGTCAGCCCGGGCATCGATCCGGCCAAGGCGCACTACGAGATACAGATGAGGAAGTGACCATGGCCAAAGGCAAGGGGAGAGGGTGGAGCACGCCACCGACGATGTTCCGCGAGGAGGTCGACGAAGCGGTCGCTACCCGAACCCGTGTCATTGCCATGGCTATGCTGCAAGAGGTGGTGCTGCGATCTCCTGTGGGCAACCCCGGCCTCTGGAAGGTGAATCAGGAGCTCAAGGCCAGGAACGTCGCCTTGGCGGATGCCTACGACGCCAAGGCGGCGCAACTTGGCAACAAGAAGCTGACGAAGCGTGAGCGGGAGCAGAACTTTTTCGTTGGGCAGGTTGCCGCGGGCCAGGGCTATGTTGGTGGGCGGTTCCGGGCCAATAACATCGTCACTGTAGGCGCTGCCAGCTACGCGCAGCTCGATACCGTGGACCCATCTGGCGCAACCACAATCAGCAACGGCGGGGCCGTGCTCCAGTCGGTCGAGCCGTACGCTGTCGTCTACATCCAGAACAACCTGCCGTACGCGGAGCCGCTGGAAGATGGTCATTCGACCCAGGCCCCGGGCGGCGTCTATGCCGTTTCGTTCCACGGCGTCTCCCAGGCCTACAGCAAATGACCTTCGAACAGATCCGCGCAATCATCATCGGGCGAATGACGCAGTGGGCGGGTATTCCCGCCGACGCTGTCGATTATCCGAACAACCCACAGGGGCCCTTCGATCCGGCCGGCAAACCCATCTGGGCCAGGCTGGCGGACGTTCCAGGTCTGGCCAGCGCGCCGGAGGTCGGCATTGGCCCATGCGTGCGCCGGACCGGCATCATCATGGTTCAGCTGTTCGTGCTCAGCAATAAGGGCACCCTGGCCATCACCAAGGCCGCCGACACGCTGGTCCAGCACTTCGAGTTCTACAGCGACCCGACCGGGCCATTCGAGTGCTACGCGGCCTCGGCCAGTACCATCGGTGATGACGGGCACGGCTGGTACCAGGTGAACGTGTCGATCCCATACCGGGCTGGTTGAGCCCGACTCACCCACCGCCGCACGGCGGTTTTTTTTCGCCTATCACAGGAGAAACGCCCCCATGAGTAGCGGCGCGAAGGTCCAGCTTGCCTGGATCAAAGAGGTAACCCCTGGCGTCACCCCGCCGGGCGACTGGCATACGTTCACCCGCATCAGCAACGGCGTGACACCGACCTACAACTCCGAGGCCAATAACGAAATCGGCGCCGACCGTATGGCCCAGGGCACCGCCATGACCACCGTCGACGTCGGCGGTGACATCGAGAGCAAATGGCGCTACGGGGCGCTGGATGAGTTCATGGCCTCCTGCTTCGGCAGGAACTGGGTCGCGAACGTACTGACCATGGGCAACGACCGCATCTCCTTCTCCCTGGCCACCTATGCCGCGGATATCGGCGTCGCCGGTATCGCCCGTGGCGCCCAGGTTGCGACGATGGCGTTCGACTTCCCGGGCGACAACGAGATCACCGTCACCACCACGTTCGCTGCCACCAGTTGGAGCGATAAGGCCGATGACACCTCGTTCATCGTCAACGCCCAGCCGGAGCCGGCGCAGCGCCGCTACTCGTTCAAGGACATCAGCGGCCTAAAGCTCAACGACCAGCAGGTGGGAGAGGGCAATGCCTGCGTCGACAGCTTCAACCTGCAGTTCGACAACGCGGTACAGACCCAGCGTTGTATCGGCAACGGCAACCCGTTCCCGGGCAACATCATCCCCACGACTTTCACGCCGTCGGGATCGATCACGATCAGTTGGTCGAAGATGGCCTATCAGCTCTGGAAGGCACAGCAGACCGGTGACGCCATCAGTTTGGAGTTCACCGTCAGCAACGCCGACGGCGGCTATCGCATCAGCCTCCCGGAGATGGAAGTGAACGGGTCCTGGCCGGATGCCGGCGCAGAGGAAATCGTCCAGGTTGAACTGAACTACACCGCGCGCCGCATCCCGCCGACCATCACTCGCCTGCCGGCGCCGATCGTGATTGCAAGCGTCACCGTCACGCCGGATACCGCCTCGGTCGCCGCCGGTGAAACCGTAGACCTGGAAGCCGAGGTTCTACCGGCCGGCGCCAGCCAGACCGTCACCTGGTCCACCTCCGATGCAGCGATCGCCACCGTGAACGACACCGGCCTGGTCACCGGCGTGGCCGTAGGCACTGCAACGATCACCGCTACCAGCACCTCGGACCCGACCAAGACCGATACCTGCGCGATCACCGTAACCGCGTAACCCCTTGCCTGGCGCGCCCTGCGGTGCGCGCTGGGCCTTTTTACCGCAGAGGAACAGCATGGCCATCACCCTGAAGAAAAAGCCCGAAATCGACCTGTACGGCACCCGCTGGCTGCATCTCAAACTAGACGAGCAGGGGCATCTGTCGCCTTGCGACGTAGAAGCGGAGGCCGACCTTTCGCTGCTGGTGGGGTCGACTGGCGATCCGCTTTTCCAGTCCCACCACGCGATGATCAACCGCCACATGCAGGCGATCGATGCTCAGGCCGGCGTCGGAACCAGCCAGTTCAGCCCGCTGACTCTGGCCGATGTGCAGTTCGACAATATCGACGAGCTACTGATTGGCCTGGTGGCCAGGCACATCATCAAGGGCTGGAAGGGTGTGCAGGACGAGGCGGCACCCGGTGCGCCCGCCGACTACACGCCGGAGCGCGGCCAGGCGCTCCTGCGCCAGCACCCCGATGCCTACTGGCTTGCGCTCAAGACCGGCACCGACATCGCGGTGCGCGCGGATCTGCGTACCCAGGAGACCGTGGGAAAGTCCTGAGCGCGTATCGCTGGGCTCGGGACTGGGCGGGGCCCGACAACGAGAAGAAACGATGGAAGCATGAACGGTTCGGGCTCCAGGTCCCTGCGGAGCCCACCATTGACGCCGTCTGCGCCGAGGTGCTCGAGGCCTACCACCGGATCAGCAGAGGCCGGCAATTCATCGGCATGATCGGCGCGCCGGCCCCGCTTTCTCACCGCGATATCGACGCCTACCTCCTGCGTTACCCCACCGCCATCCCCATCGCCGAGTTCGAGGCGGCGGTCCTCGCTCTCGACGACGAGTACCGCGCCCAGTGGGCCGCGGCGCAATCAGAATCTGCTGAACAAGAACCCGGAGACCGCCATGGCGGAAGAAAGTCGCCTCTCAATAATCATCGACTCCCGGGGCGCTGAGAAGAACGCGACCAGCCTTAGCGACGCGCTGGACCGGGTGGAGCGCAGCGGGGACGAAGCCGCCGGCAGCACCTCCCGCCTCAACGAGGTGACTGTCCGCCTCGGCTCGAATATGAGTAAGGCTGCGGCCGCTACCGTTGCGTCGCTGTCGCGTATCGAGCGCGCGACGGAGTCGACCAGTTCGCAGATGACGGCGCTTGTCTTCCGCGCTGTCGCCCTGGAAAACGCGATGTCGTCGGTGGGCCAGGGTATCGGTCGGCTCGACACCGGCATCACCCAGTCGAACGCTCAACTTGGGCAGTTGAACACCCAGATGTCGCATCTGGTGTCGACGTTCAGCACGTTTTCCCAGGGGCAGAGCGCGATCAACGCGCAGTTGTCGCGCATCGCGGCGAACATGTCGCGGGCAGCGGACGAGACCCAGAACCTGGACCAGTCCACCAGCCGTGCCGGCCGCGGCGCGCGCGAAGCCGCGAGTGACCTCGACGCAGAACGCGCCGGCCTGGCGCGCCTGTTGGGGCAGATCAATCCCACTGTCGCGGCGCTCGACCGCCTCGACGACATGCAGCAACGGCTCACTCGCTACAAGAGCTTGCGCCTGGTCGATGCTGAGACCGTGGCGGAGTACACCGAGCGGCTGACGGCGATGCGCAATGCCCTGAGCGATACCGGCGGGCTGATGAATCGCACCGGGATGTCGGCCAAGGCGCTGTCGGCGAACATGCGGATGCTGCCGGCTCAGATCACGGACATCGTTGTCGGCCTGTCCTCTGGCCAGGCCCCCCTGACCGTGCTGCTCCAGCAGGGCGGCCAACTCAAGGACATGTTCGGCGGAATCGGGCCGGCTGCGCGCGCCGTCGGGGGCTACATCGCTGGACTGGTGAACCCCTACACCATCGCCGCCGCCGCCGCTGGTGTGCTGGCGCTGGCGTTCTACCAAGGCTCGGTGGAGTCGTCGCGCCTGACCAACGCCCTGGTCAAGAACGGCAACGCCGCCGGAACCACTGCCGGCCAACTCTCGGTCTTCGCGCAGCAGGTCGGAGCAGGGAACGCAACGGTAGCCCAAGCAGCCAGTGCGTTGACGCAACTGGCTGGCGCCGGCAACCAACTGACCATCCTCTACCCGAAGATCGCCGCGGCGGCGATCAGTTGGTCGAAGGTCACCGACCAGTCTGTCGAGGAGGTGGTCGACAGCTTCAATGACCTGGCCAAGAACCCAGTCGATGCGGTGAAGAAGCTCGACGACCAGCTCAACTTCCTGACCGCGAGCCAGTACGCGAACATCCAGTCGCTGCAGGAGCAGGGGCGCACAATGGATGCTGCTCGACTTGCGACCGAGGCATACGCCAACGCGCTGGCCAGTCGCTCCACGGAGATGGAGCAGAACCTGGGGGTGGTAGAGAAGGCTTGGAACGGACTGAAGAGTGCCGCGAAGTCAGCATGGGATGCCATGCTCGATATTGGCCGTACCGAGTCGCCGGAACAGCAACTGCAGAAGGTCTACAAGCAGATCGAGAATGCCCAGAAGGGCATTGGGCGAGGTGGCCGGGCGGCGTTTGGCCTGGGTATCAGCCAGCCCAGTCTCGATGCGCTGTACAAGCGCGCCGCTGACCTTCAGGCGAAGATCGCCGCCGACGGCGCGAAGAACCTGGAGCAGGCAACGAACAACGCGATCCAGGCGGCCGGAAAGAAAGGCATCGATACGATCAACACGACGTTCGCCGCCGCGCAGACGCAGACCGAGAAGCTCCAGAAGCAACTGGTGGAACTCGACAAGGCTCGAAAGGCCGCCATGGAGGCGGGCGGATTCACAGCCGAGGAGGAGACCAAGTTCGCGGTCGCACGCAAGAACATCGAGCAGCAGATCGCCGACATCAAGGCGCGTGAGGCGAAGAAGAGCGCGCCGAAGACCCGCGGCCAGAATGTCGGCGTGCGTGAGGCTGACAATACCGCCTCCCGCTTGCTGGCCCAGTACGACCCGGCCGGCCAGGCTGTGCGCACCCTGACCAAGGAGCAGCAGCAACTCGACCTCGCTTGGCGCAAGGGCAAAATCACGCTCGACGAGTACGGCAAGGCCCTGGCGCAGGCGTCGCTTAACTACGCCGCGGCTATCAAGGGCGCCCAAGGCCTCACCGCAGCCGAGCAGTACCAGGCGCAGATGGAGCGGCAACTCTCGATTCAGCGCCAGCAGTACGCTGCCCAAGCCGCGGCGGTCGGTATGGGCAGCAAGGAGGCCGAACGGTACCAGCAGCGTCTCCAACTGGAGCAGCAGACCAACGACCGAGTCCTCCAGTTGCGGACCGAGTTGGCCCAGGCCACAACCGAGAAGCAGCGGCAGGAGCTTCAGGCGCAGATCGACCTGACCAACGAGTATCTGCCACAGCAGGTCGCTGCGATGGAAGCGGGCTGGGCTCAGATGGACGCGGCCATGGCCAACCCCATCAATGGCTGGACCGCTGCGGTGCAGAACTTCGGCGCGCAAGCGACAAACGTGGCTGGGCAAACGCAAAGCATCTTCTCCAGCGCTTTCGAGACCCTAACCACCGGGATATCCGAGAGCATCACCAGCCTGAACTTCTCGCTGAGCACTCTTGGCGACCTCGGGAAAGAGGTTCTGAAGAACATCATCGCAGGCTTCGTGAAGATGGGTGTCCAGTTGGCCGCGAATGCGGTGCTGGCCATGACCCTGGGCGCCTCTCAGACCGCCGCCACGGTAGCCATGGCAGGCACAACCGCTGCGGCTTGGGCGCCGGCGGCGGCGTTTGCGTCGATTGCGACTCTCGGCGGCGCAGCTATCCCCGCGTCGGCCGCGCTCACCAGCACCACGGCCCTGGCATCGTCTCTAGCGGTGATCCCAGGCCTTGCCACTGGCGGGATGGTCAACGGCGCTGGCACCGGTACCTCCGACAGCAACCTCCGCTGGCTCAGCAACGGCGAGTTCGTGGTGAATGCCGAGGCGACCAGGCGGAATCGGTCATTGCTTGAGGCGATCAACTCCAACGACCGGATTCCGAGCGGCAGCGCTGCGTCGAGCTCGTCCAGCGGTGCCACCGCTTCGGCCGGTCTCGCGCCAGAGGTCACCATCTTCAACGCGCCGCCCGGCACCCAGGCAAACGTCAGGATGGAGAACGCCCAGTGGGTGCTCGACGTCGTGTGCGGGAGCATGGAAGGCGATGGCCAGGTACATCAGGTCATGGCCGGTAAATATGGCGTTACCACGGTGGGACGGTAATGAGTGACGACATCATCAAATATCCGGCGCAACTGCCGCACCCGCTGCAACAGGGTTACGCCTTCGAGACGACGAACCCGAAGCTGTCGACTCCGATGGCTTCGGGCTACGTTCGAGAACGCCGGCGAACCCAGAGCGTACCCACCAGGGCGAAAGTCACCTGGAACATGGATAGCCAGCAGGCCGCCTTCTTCGAGGCGTGGTTCGCTCGCACCCTGGTGGACGGAACGAAGTGGTTCGAAGCGATGCTGCAGACGCCGCTTGGCTTCCTGCCGTACACCTGCCGGATTCTCGGGATGTACGAGGGCGCCGACCTGGTGCAGGTCAGGCGCTGGGAGTACAGCGCGACGCTCGAACTGCGCGAACGCCCCCTGATGCCGCCAGGCTGGGAGGAGTTCCCGGACTACTGGTTCAACAAGAACATCCTGGATCTCGCGATGAACCGCGATGGTCACTGGCCGGAGGCATGAGATGGACCCACTCGAAGTTGCCTTCGCCTCGCCGGCCGACGAGGTGCTGATTCCAACCCTGGAGATCACCTGTGATGCCTGGCCAGCCCCGGTGTTGCTGACGCACGGCTACGACAATGTCACCGCCGGTACCGAGGATGGCCGAACCCTGACCTTCGAGGCTGGAGGGATCGATGCCTCGTTGCCGAAGTCGGACAACACCGGGAACCAGACGATCACCTTTGCCATCGACGGCGTGACCGGAAAGGCCCAGAACCTGATCCAGCAGGCCGTCGATGCAGAGAAGCGGGTCCGGCTGACCATGCGGCTCTATCTCAGCACGGACCTCTCCAGACCGAAGCGCGACTACCACATGACCGTCAAGAGCGGCGTGCTGGAGGTCGATCATGCCGAAATTCAGGCCGGCTACTTCGACCTGATTGGCACCCGCTGGCCCCGCGTCGACTTCAACTCCCAGAACGCACCCTGCATCAAGTACGAAGGCTGACCCATGCTCGATCGATATCTCGCCGCCGTCTACGAGGACGGCGGGCGCGAGCTGCCGCGCGTCGATTGCTGGGGACTCACCCGGCTGGCGCGTCATGAGCTCTACGGCATGCCCATGCTCTCCAGCTTCGGGGAGGTGAGACATACCAGCCCGCGCCATTTCCAGCGCGCCTACCAGCGCCAGGTCCAGGCCGCCCTGGAAGAGTGCGAACCGTTCGCCGGCGCCATCGCTGCCGGCATGGATGGGGCGGTCTGCGTCCACGTCGCCCTGGTCGTGGCCAGGGAAGGGCGGCTGCAAGTACTCGAAATCAATCCAGGGTCCGGCGCCCGCCTGGTGCGCCTGCAGGACTTCCTCGAAAACTTCACCCGGGTGATCTTCTACCGTGATCGAATTCTTCGCGAACAGGTTGGATCCTGAGCCGCTGCGCCAGTACCCCGTCCGCGCGCGGATGCCAATCGACACCTGGTTGCGTGGGAACGTGGCGAGCTATCGCCGTAATCGGCGCCGCATCCGCCGGGGTGAGTTGAACCCAGTAAGCATCTCGGTCAACGGTAGGCTCGTCCACTTCAGCCGCTGGCGCGTGACCGAGATCGGACCCGACGACGAGGTCCACATCTGGAAAGAGCCGAAGGGCATCGATCCGATCTCGATCACGATCGCCGCGATCAAGAGCGCCCAGGCGCTGTTTCGGTTGTTCATGCCTCGGATCAAGATGCCGAGCACCCAGAACCCGCGCCAGGGCGACCCGTTGGAGAGCGCGCGGACCAAGGCGAACCAGGTCCGCTACGGCGACATCGTCCGGGAGGCGTTTGGCCGGAACAAGATCTACCCCGACTACATCGTCCCGCAATGCCGGCGTTTCCCCAGCGAGCGGACGGAGTGGGTCCAGATGCTGCTGGCGGTCGGGATCGGCGACTACGAGATCCACGCCAGCGACATCATGATCGGCGACACCCCGATCATTTCGCTCGGCAATAACGCCCGCTACCGCATCTATCGGCCGGGTGAGAGTGTGGCTGGCGACCCGGCTGCGGAGTGGTGGCACTCGGTTGCCGAGGTCGGCGCCACGGCGACGGGCACAGCGGGGATCGACCTCCGTACAACCACCACGGTGGACCAGTCTGCGAACGCCCAGGCGTACCAGTTCGACGGCGACCTGGTCACCGTTCCCGTCGGGGCCGGCCAGTTCCCCACTGGCTGGGCTGCCGGGATGATCGTCCGCGTCGAAGTGATGTACCAGTACAACGTCACCGCAGGCACCGGAGTGGGCGGTCGAGACACAATCTCCGGCCCGCTCGCCCAGCTCGGCGCGTTCCCAGGCATGGTTATCGAGGTCACCGGGGCGAACGAAGGCATCTACGTCGTCAACAGTTACACCGCGCCGGCAGGGTCTACGCCAGCGTCGATGACGCTCAATACCACCAGCGGCGCGCCCGTTTCTGGGTTGCAGTACGGAACCGGCTGGGCGTGTATCGGCTACCGCGGGCTCCGGTACCGGATCACCGCTGCGAGCTCCAGCCAATTGGCGTTGGACCGGTTGACCGATACCGGCTCCGACGACACTGCCTGGCCTGGATTCGACTACATCGAGAGCAACTCGGCGGTCCTGAAACTGGACGGCTCCACGCTGGAGGGAGACTGGGCCGGCCCGTTCGCAGGGAACCCGGAGGCTGAGAAAGCCACCGCGATCGAGTTCGACTACATGTTCCCGCAAGGCCTCGGAGGGGTGGACAAGAAAGGGAGACTCTTCAACTGGCAGGTCGAGATCGAACTGCAGTGGCGCGACATGGCCCTGGCCGGCGCATGGACCTCCTACCGGGAGACCATCAGCCGAGCGACTCTGGATCAGATCGCGTTCACGCGCCGGATCAACCTGCCGTATGCAATGCGCCCTGAGGTCAGGATGCGTCGGATCGGCGCGAAGTCAACCGAGACCACCATTCAGGACACCGTGCAGTGGTACGGCCTACGGACAAGGCTGGCGAGCCCGTCGTCCTACCCCGGAATGACCGTCATTTCAGTGGCGGTCGCCGGCGGCGGCCGCTTGGGTGCGCAGTCCGAGAATCGGGTCTCGGTGATCGGTACCCGGATACTCCCGACGCGCCAGAACGGCGCGTGGACGGAGCCGCGGCCTGTCCGGGATCTGGTGGCGCCGTTCTGCTACGTCGCAAAGTCCGTTGGCTACGAGGATGCAGACCTCGACCTGGTCGAGATCGATGCACTGGCCGATATCTGGGCGCAGCGAGGCGACACGTTCGATCACCAGTACGAGTCGACGTCGACGGTGAAGGAAGTGCTGGGCGATATCCTCGCCGCGGGATTCTCTGAACTGACCATTGGGCGCGGGCGGCTGCGTCCGGTTCGCGATGGGCTGCGCGAGGGTGTCGATCATCTCTACACCACGCCGGCGGCGAATGGCGAGGTCTGGGCCTACTCGGCACAGAACATGAAAGGGTCGCTTTCCAGAACCTTCAGCACGCCAACCCCAGACGACAACGACGGCGTCGACGTCGAGTACATCGACGGCCGCACGTTCCAGAAAAAGACCGTTCCATGCCGCCTCCCTGGCCAGTTGGGGTTGAAGCCCGAGAAGGTCAGCGCTGTCGGGGTGAGCGACGTCAACAAGGCGTATCAGAAGGGCATGCGCCGAGCGGCAGAGCAGCGCTACCGACGTTGGAACTACTCGTTCGAAACGGAGCTCGACGCGAACAACAGCGGCTATCTCAGCCTCGCGGCTGTGTCGGACGATACGCCAGGGAGCGGGCAGAGCGCATTCCTGAAGTCGCTCACGCCACAAGGCACCGGCTTGGTGCTTGAGAGCAGCGAGCCGCTGGACTGGGCTTCCATGGCAATGGCGAGGGTCGCCCTGCGCAAGCCGGACGGACGCGTAGACGGACCCTGGAGGGCATCGAGAATCGACGAATACCGAATGTGGGTCCCCTCACTCGGATTCGTCCCTGATCTCACCTGGACCCGCGAGCCGCCGCATCTCCTGTTCGGTCGCATCCATCCAGTGCTGATCACCGGTGTGGACCCGAAGGGCCTCGAGAGTTGCTCCGTTCGCGGCGTGAACTACGACGAGCGGCTCTACATCAACGACAACGCTACCGCGCCGCCTGAGGCGGTCTGACCGCCAACACATCACCCCCATGAAGAATCCCGCCTTGTGCGGGGTTTTTGCTTTCTAGGAGCAGCCATGCCCTTCCGATACAACACCATGAATGCGGTTGAGCCGGATGGATCGTTCGACTTCCGCGACGCCCACGACAACACCGGCAACCTTGATCTCGCGATGAACGGGGCGGCGCTTGCATGGACGGACCGTCTCGGCCGTTCTAAAAAGTCTTGGGCAGGCATCGAGGATCAGGTAAACGCCTGGCTCGACAGCCAGGGCTTCGAGCCAGGTTTCCTCGTGTACGTCGACGGCTCCCCGCTGACCGTAGATCGCCCGACCCAACTGATCCAGCGCGGGGACAACATCTACAGCGTCAAGCGCCCGGCATCGTTCCCCGTCAATCTGACAGGGAACTGGGCGACGGACCAGAACATCCTGATTGCCCAGGTTGACCGGACGCTGCAAGACACCCTGGCCACCAGCGCTGGCGCCGGGATGATCGGCTATCGCGAGCGCACCGTCGCCGACCGCCTGAACGACACCGCCAATGTCAAGGACTACGGCGCTATCGCAGATGGGGCGTATCACCCGTTGTCAGAGCGGTTCGCTACGCTCGCCGAGGCGCAGGCGGTCTATCCGCACGCCACTGCGCTGACCGACAGTATCGATTGGGCGGCGTATCAGGCGGCAATCAACTCCGGGGCGCCGCATGTGCATGCGCCAGGCGGCCACTACGTCATGAATCGCGGAACTCTCGCTGAGCGGGATATTCGGTATACCGGCGATGGCTATGCTACCCGCGTAGATTTCAGCCTCGCAGATGGCCCTGGTAGCTGCATGCTGACGCAGGGTGAGCTTGTGCAAATCGGCGATCTGTCCGTGAGCGTGGTTAAAGGCGCTCGCACGCTGACATTTGCCGCTGCGCCAGACCTGGCTCCGGGCGACGTGGTCATCGTGTACAACCCCGCCAACGGATCTTGGCTGGCTGATCGCGATCAGTATCGCGCTGGCGAGATGTGGAAAGTCCATTCGGTAAGCGGTAGCACTGTCACGATCTACGGAAACAGCTCGTCGGTGTACCTGTTCTCCGAGGTAGACGTATACCGCATGCGCGGCGTTCGCGTGTCTGTCGATCAGATGCACTTTTCGCCGTCTGACACATATTCCATTGCGCCGTTCAAGGTGGTTTTCGGCGATGGAGTTAAGGTTTCCAACTACTACGCTAGCGATGTCACGCTTTACACAGGGCTAGAAGTAGAACGATGCTTTGACGTTTCGATCAATGCGGTTTCAAGCCCGAACAGATCGCCGGCAGTCAATGACGAATATGGGATTACTATCTCAAACTGCCATAACTTCTCGGTTTACGGCGGTTATGCGGCAGCAACCAGGCACGCTGTCGCGCTTGGCGGAATGGACGACGTGTGCTGCGTTCCTAACCGTCACGGCCTGATATACGGGATGAACATTGAGGGGATCGACTTAGCGTCGGATACCAGCGCGGGAGACATGCACGGGAATGCCGACAAAATCACATACGACAACTGCGAGTTTCGGAATGGGGTAATTCTTCAAGGGCGCGACGCAACTGTTCGTAACAGCACTGTCTACGGAGTATCCAGCACTTCCGGAGAAGCGATCTATGGATCGGAAGTTTACGGTGGCACCTACACCATCGAGAATAATCGATTTATCAGCTATGGCGATGGCGCAGCGTTTGGAATCATCCATATATCGCCAAGTTCCACTCAGCGCGAAGCATTGCTGATCATCGCGCGAAACAATACATTCGAGTTGCCGAATGCCACGGGGTCGACGAAAGTGTTTTTCCTGCGTGGACGCAATAGCCCGCTTCCGATTAGCGCAAACATTGACGGAGTACACGTCCATATGGCATCTGTCGCGATGCAATGTTTCCTATTCGCGGACGACAGCATCAAGTCTGAACTTCTTTCTAACTACCTTATTATTGACAATGTTTACGGGCCATTCGGAACATCGTTGCTTTACCCGACAACCAAGAATGCGAACATTCCTACGCGTCAGATGGAGCAGAGTGGGGAAGTAACAGTTACCACTAACGGAACTGCAACGGCTCTGCCGGCTTCCAACGTCAGTTTCCGATATCCATACTCTAAGAAGCCAATGGCGGTAGCCTGCGCATCAGGCGTCAACGGGGTAGCATTTTCTAGCCTTGGGGGGCAATCTCCAGTGCCAATTGTGTACGCTGTTGTCGCTGCTTCTATCCGGCCTGGACTGGTTGCTGCAACCTCTTCGTTCACCTCAGGAGAGCAGGCGGTCGTGGGGTGGCGGGCGGGAATCAAGGAGATATAAGAGATACGGAATGGTCTTGATATGATCGGCGGAAGTGGCCTCTATCCAGTCGCTAATTAACTTCATGATTGTCTTTGCATGAATAGTAGGTCACATTCCGGCGATCCAATATTAGGCGTTTTGATCATATGTCTTGGTAATAAGATGCAATAAGTACTAGCGCCATGAAGGCCGTAATTCCTACTGCCTTTATAACTATGATTGAAAATTTTACATGCATAGCTATCCTCCCTCTATTTACTTATAAATCTCTTGCATTTTGGCGCGTAATTTGCTAGGCGGACGCCTCGATAGCCGAGGCGATCCCGTTGGACATGGCGCGCTCACTCATCGTAGCACGGTGGGTTTTTTAGCGTAACCAGACGGCGTATACTCGACGGCATTTTTCTCCATGGGGATCTAATGGGAATGAATGTCAACTCTGGCATACGGATATCGTCTGGATACAAGCCTTTCATTGATGGGCTTAGGGCTTTGTCAATTTTGGCTGTAGTGCTATACCACGCGGGAGTGCCGATGGTATATGGAGGATTTGTCGGAGTTGATATATTTTTTGTTATATCCGGATTCTTGATAGTTACACATATAGTTTCATCGATTCAGGATGACCGATTCTCCTTCGGAGAATTCTGGGCGCGAAGGGCTTTGAGGATTTTGCCTCCCTACCTACTTGTTCTTTTTGTTTGCTCTGCGATTGCGCCATTTATACTTGTGCTCCCCAGAGAGATCAATGAGTTTGGCGATCAAGTAATTTACTCCGCATTGATGCTCGTTAACCATTATTTCCTAGGTCAGCAAGGTTACTTTGATGGGCTGTCAGAAACAAAGCCACTGCTTCATCTGTGGTCTCTTTCAGTTGAGGAACAGTTTTATATAGTTGCTCCTGTAGTTATCTTTTTATTATATGTATCAACCTCAAGGTTGGGCAAAAGAAAGGCGTCGGTCATTTCGCTCTTTACTGTCTCATGTGTTTTTGCTGTTTCTCTTTATGGTTGTATAGCGCTTAGTGGTGATGGTGCCGGTAAAAACTATTCCTTCTTTTTGATGCCGCTTAGAGCTTGGGAGTTCATTGCTGGAGGCGCTATAGCATTTGCTGTGCCATTTGCTCAGCGTCTAGGTAGGCTGGCGTTGGAAATTATTTCAATTGCTGGTGTTGTTATGCTGTTTTATGCGATCTTTGTCTTCAATGGCAAAAGTCCTTATCCCGCTGGAAAAGCTGTAGTGCCAGTTATTGGTGCTGCTCTTATAATTCTATGCGGAGTTTCCAATCGCAAAATTTTAGTCTCAAGAATTCTGTCGTTTAGAGTTTTTGTTATGATTGGTCTTGTTTCTTATGCCTGGTATCTTTGGCACTGGCCTTTGCTGACTTTTGGAAGGATATATAGCTTTGGGCATAAAAGCATAACTCTAGATTTGTCGATGGTTGCGATTGCATTTGTTCTTGCGTGCATTACATACGTTTATGTTGATAAGAAGATTTTGAATTGGAGGAAGTCGCTTAAGAATGGTGCTAGCTGGAAACATTCAGCTTATGCTGTAGCTTTTTGTATTCCGGCGCTAGTGTCGGGAGTGTATATTTCTAAATATATGTCGGTATCGGTTGGCAATGGGTTTACAGAGGCGCAGATTCCAAAGCCTCCATCAAGTGCTGGGAATTGTAACCTTCATTTGGCAGAAAGCCCATCAAAGTGCTTGTCGATAGCTAGCGGAAAAGAGATTGGTCTTTTAGTTGGTGACTCGCACGCAGATGCCGCATATCGTGGAATAGCACGTCATGCGTCCTCGTCCAATTCAGTAATTGCAACATTGAGTTCCGGCGGGTGTGCCGCAATTTTCAATGTTCACATAAATAACCCAGACGTTGCTATGCGCGAGCGATGCGAAAATGGTCGTAAAAATGCCATAAGAATGCTGAAGGATATTAATCCAAAATATGCTGTGCTGTTTTCAAGTTGGTCAATTTATAGTGGCAGAGGGTATTACTCGCTCGGTGGTGTAGGTCCTCAAACGCCTTTGTCTGATGTGAAGAGAGGTTTTGTTTCCAAGGTTGGAGAAACGATAGATTTCCTTAAAAGTACAGGGGTTGAAAGGGTTTTAATAATCGGGCCTGTTCCTATCTTCAAGACCTCTGCCCCTAACTGCGTGATACGTTCTCTTCACTATAGAATTAGCCCTGACAAAAACTGCTCGGTTTCACGTGATGAGGTTGAGAAATCGAGAAAAGATGTTGTCTTGTGGTTGAAAGAAGCGGCAGATGATAGGTCTGGCGTGAAATTTATAGACCCTATAAATGCTTTTTGTGATGAATCAAAATGTAGAAGCTATGGTGATGAAGGTGTTCTTTATACAGACACTAATCACATTAGTGATGCAGGCCTTGATAGGATTTACAATAACAGTAAGGGTGACTTTGACTGGCTGATAAATAGCAACATGCACTCGGTTGGTTTGAATGGGTCGCGCTAATTTTTATTAATTTGTTACTAATAAAGCCCATCTAAAGGTGGGCTTTATTTTATGGCGTGCAAGTGGATTTATTCTATTTTTCAATCTGTGCTATTCTAAGTTTCGAAGACGAGTATAATCCTAATGCGGCAGGTAGTAATAAATATGTAAAGTATTTCCCAACAAGCAGAAGCACTATAGTCACTGCGAGAATTGAGAATGCGGATATTTCTCTATTAGTCTGCGCGCTTCCGAGTGCTATATTTATTCCTAGTTTTACGGCGGGACCTATTGAGATGATGAGTATAAACAAGAATCCGAATAGTCCTAGGTCGTTCCATGCTGAAAGGATGTTGTGTATGTACTCGCCTTTTTCATATTTTCCATAGTTTCCTAGTATTGGGCTTTCCATTATCTTGTTTAGTCCTTCAGATGCTATACGGCTCCGCTCATTGCTCGAATTGTCATGCTGAAGATCAAGCAGATTTGCTACTCTGCTATCTGGAATCTCCACTATTCCAGAGCTAATTGTTGCCACTGATCCTGCTGCAACTATGATAAGGGCAAGTATAGGGAGCCCCTTGTTTTTTGACGACAGAAACTCGTAGGTTGCCGCAAATAGAGCGTATGCAACGAATTCGCTTCTCGCACCATTTATGTAAAGGCAAGCTATTGCTACAGCATGCGCAATGCATCTGGTAGGCAGTGATCGCACTCCCGTAACAAGAACAACCGAAAGCAGCAAGTAACAGAGGGCGAAGGTTTGATATCCCGGTATCTTATCTACGTCGCTGGGGAGTTCTCTAAGCGAGAATCTACCGTCTACAGTAAATATAAGAATGCATGCGGATGAAGCAATCCACGCAGTTTTAAGAGCTAGCCCAGGTAGTCGGTCAACTCTGGAAGCACCCTTGCATATAAGAAAAACGGCTGCGCATTGTGCGATTGAAACCATGTGCCATGTGAAGATATAGCTATCTTCTTCGCTGTTGAGAACTACGACGCACAGGAAGAATAGAAGGAATCCAAAGTACGTCAGATCAATTACAGCTATTCGTCCTGTTCTGAGCGTGGTCCACAGATATAGCGGAGCAAGTATTGCGAGCGCGGCTGCGGATGTTTTTCCAAAGTATCCAGTAATAAGCGCCGGGATCAGTCCATTTGTTGTCGCTACGTAATAAAGAATCGTTCCTGGGAATAGGAGAAGGAAAAGGATGTATGGGGCGGTTGAAAACGGAAGCTTGGTCCTATTCATGCGTATTGCCTTTCTCCATTCCTTAAAACGTGGCGCGTCATGGTACGCGCTTCATTCATGCTAGTCATTGGATAGTGAATCGCCATGCCCATCACCGAGCAGCAACTGCTGCATATCCTCCCGAACGCCGGCCCTCGAGCCGGCGTTTTTGTTGGTGCGCTGAACCGCGGGATGACGCGCTTCGGTATCACGTCGCCTGTGCGCGCGGCGGTGTTCCTCGCCCAAGTTGGCCACGAAAGCGGCCAGTTGACCCGCTTGGTGGAGAACCTCAACTACAGTGCCCGTGGCCTGGCTGCGACCTGGCCGAGCCGATACCTCGGCGCCGACGGCCAGCCCAACGCTCTGGCGCAGCGCCTGGCGCGCAACCCTCGGGCCATTGCCAACAACGCCTACGCCTCGCGCAACGGGAACGGCGATGAGGCCTCCGGCGACGGCTGGCGATTCCGCGGGCGCGGGCTGCTGCAGATCACCGGCCGGGCGAACTACCGCGCCGCCGGCGCCGGGCTGGGCCAGCCGCTGGAGCAGGAACCCGAACTGCTCGAGCAGCCGGAGTTCGCTGCGCTGTCGGCGGCCTGGTGGTGGTCGACGCACGGCCTGAACGACCTGGCCGACCGCGGCGAGTTCGCCGCCATCACTCGGCGCATCAACGGCGGCACGAACGGCCAGGCGGAGCGTCTGGCGCTGTGGGAGCGGGCGAAGAGGGTGCTGTCGTGATCTCCGCCCGTGCTTTCTCGGTCGCGCTGGCCTGCCTGCTGCTGGTCGGCCTCGGCGCCGCCGGCGGTGTCTGGCTCGGCGCGCGGCACTACCGGCCACAGCTCGATGCCGCATTGGCAGATCTGGTCGCCTGCCGTGCCGCCCGGGGAGAGTTGGAATCCGCAGTGGTGGAGCAGGGCAGGCAGGTCGCCGCGCTGCGACTGGCCGGAGAACAGCGCGCCAGGGAGGCAGCTCAGGCGATGGAGCAGGGACGACAGCAGGCCGCCGAGCAGTATGCCGCGGCACAGCGCCTGTTGCGTGAGCGCTCCGCTGGTGATCAGTGTCTGGCAGCCGAAGTGGTTATCGATCAGGAGTTGGGGCTATGAAGCTGCAGGCGTGGCGAAAGACTGCAGGTGCAGCGATTTCCGGCAGGTGCAGCCGAAAGGTGCAGGTGGTGCAGGTGGTGCAGGTTCTGGGGTTGGTGTTCGCGCTGGTGGGATGCGCCGGCCGGCAGGAAGCCGAGCCGCGCACGGTGCGCGTAGATGTGCCGGTGGCGGTGCCATGCCGGGTGCCGGCGGTGGAGGTGCCGGCCTGGGCAACCGCTGGGCTGAAGAAGAGCGACGATATCCAGACCAAGGTCCGTGCATTGCTCGCCGAACGCTTGCAGCGGGTCGGTTACGAGGCGCAGCTACTGGCTGCGAACCAGGCCTGTCAGGATTAGGAGTAGACTACGGCCTTTTCCTACGGAGCAGGGCGATGCTGGTGATTCGATTGGCGGGGAAGTGGACGCTGAAGCTCGACAGGCAGGTCGGCAGTTCCGGCAAGCACGGGATATGGGCATTCCACTGCTCTGAAAGCACGTTCGCGCCGTCTTCAAACGATCTGCGGCGCACTGCGGCGATCCTGCCGGCCGAACCCAAGGAAGGCCAGACGGTGGACGTATCCATCTGCGACACCGCGCACTCGCCGGATGGATGGATCGCTGTTGGCACAGGCGTCGCCGCTTACGAAGCGGAGCGCTGAGGCTCGATCAACTGCGGCCCCTGGTTCCTCACGTTCCCGACGTCGCGGCTCACCGGATACCAAGTGAACGACTCGCTCGGCTCGCCCTGGTTCAGCAAGATCTGCTCCGCGCGTTCCGGCGGCGTCGCAGGGTCAAGCCACTCGCGTGCCAGCTCGGGCGACAGCACGACGGGGCGGCGGTCGTGAATGTCGACCATGCCGCCCTCGGCATCGGCGGTGATGATGACGAACCCATGCTGTTCGGCCGGCTCATCATCGAGGCCCGGGAACTGGCCGATGGCGGCGCAGAGGATCGGTGAGCCGTCGGCGTGCTGGATGTGATACGGCTGTTTCCGCGGCCCGCCCTCGGCGACCCACTCGAACCAGCCTGAAACGGGGCAAAGCGCGCGATGGCGCCAAGCTGAGTTGTAGAACCGGCTCGTCGCGACCTTCTCCGCCCGGGCGTTGATCGGCGCTGCGCGATCACGGGCCCAGAACGGCCTCCATCCCCATCTGATCGCCTGGGCGACTAGGGCGTCCCCTTCCAATCTGAGCGTCGTCACTGCCGTCGACGGCGCGACGTTGTAGCGCTGTGGCTGTTCGCCGACCAGGTTGACCAGGACGTTGGGCATCGACAGCGCGTCGACGAACTCGTGCAGGCCGGTGTACTGGCTGAGCCTTCCGCACATTATGGTGCCTCACACAGTAGACGCAGCCTTCATGACCAGATAGACGCACATCGCTATACCTGCCGCGAGCAGCATGCCTATGGCAATGAAACTGATCTTCATGAAATACCCTCGTTGTGACCTGCGATGAGCTGCTGATTGCAAAGAGGGGAAGCAGCAGAAAGTGGAGACTCCGGGAGGTTGGGCAGCTCCCGGAGTTTCCGTGACCATAGGAGAAAGTCACCCAGATAAGGCTAGACATGTTTCGCTTTGAGGCAAGCGAAGCGGCGCGGTATGGGCTATCGCCGGAGAGGGGCTATGGCGGCCAACGCCACGGCCTGAAGTCATCAGGGATCTGCTCGACAAGCAGCAGCGTCCCGCCTGCGTCGAGTTCGATCTCCAGACCGCGCACAACGCCGGCGCGCTCAAGCGCCTGGCCCAGGCGCAAGTATGTTATCCCGTCCAGGGGATCCCGGCCGAGGTAGCCCAGCCGCTGTCGTGCGGGTGCGGGCCCGTGGTAGATGCCCTCGTCGTCCACGCTCCCGACGACGGCGCCGCCGTCGAGCACGTCGTAGCAGCAGTCCGAGCAGTAGTGCGTCTCGCGCGTTATGCCGTGCTCGATCGCCCATGAGTACATGCCAAGTGCATCCGTGACCATATCGTGGCGGTCCTGCAGGTCCACGATTCCGCACTGGTAGAGCTCGTTGGCCTCGCCGACAAGGTAAAGGTACTGCTCATCCGCGGCGTACAGCCAGGCAGCATGCTGCCGCATCGCGGCGAGCCATTGGGTGACGCGCTGGTGGTGGCAGATACGAGGGTCGGAGTAAGACATGGAATCTCCGGCGGGCGGTTGGGCCGGAAATTATGCTGTATGAATATCCAGTGTTCGAGGGCGGCCGACGAGTGG